GGGCCAGGAACGCTTCAGGGATGCCCCTAATAAGAACGAGCACTCGCACATTGGCGACTCTTTTGGCTACCTGATGCTCGGCGGCGGGGAATACAACCGCATGACCCGTGGCAACGCCAAGCCCAATGCCCAGCCCTTCATTGCCCAGACGGTGGTCAACAGTGAATTCGATGTCTTTGGATGAGCTGCTGCCGGATCTGCCGCCTCAGATCGCCCTGGTGCCGTTCAATCCTGTACACACATTGAATATACGCATCGGGGATGCGGCCTCGATAGCCATGCGGGAGAACCTGAACTTTGCTGACCTGATGGCCGCCCAGGCTGCCTCGGGACACGCTATCACTGTCCTGCTGCACGGAACACCGGCGGCCTGTTTCGGCTCGGTCAGCATCTGGAAGGGCCTAGAAGAAATGTGGTGCCTACTGGAGGAAAGGGCCAGGAAGTACCCGCTGGCCATGACCAAAATAGCCATTGCCTACCGAGATTACAGAGTGATAGCGGGTAATTTGAGGCGCTTGCAGCTAAACGTAAGATGCAGTGACCAGCGTGCTTTCCGCTGGGCTAAGGCCATTGGGTTTGAGCCGGAAGCAAAGATGCGCCGCTACGGCCCTGATGGGAGTGATTTTTATCTGATGTCGAGGGTCTAACCATGTCATTCATGTCTGGAGGCAGCAAAGCCGCAGCAGCTCAGGCCGCAGAAGCTAACGCAATGCAGCGCGAGCAGATCGCCAAACAAGAGGCCACTATTGCCAAGCAAGAGGCTGGCGTGGCTGCCGAGCAGACGGCCCTGGCCGAGCGTGCTATGGCTGCCAACCGTGCTCGCCGCCGTGGTGGCCTGCGTGGCTTGCTGTCTACCGAGCGTGCAGATGCCGAGCAAGGCCTGCCCATGCGTACCACTCTTGGCTCGGGTCTGTGATGGACAACAAGCAAAAGATGCAGCGCAAGGTCTCCAAGGTCATGCGCGAGTACAAGGCGGGCACCCTGCACTCCGGCCGGGGTGGCCCCGTGGTCAAGAACCAACAGCAGGCCGTGGCCATTGCCATGTCTGAGGCTAAGAAGGCGGCCAAGAAATGAAGCCAGGACTCTACGCCAACATTCACGCCAAGCGTGAGCGCATCGCTGAAGGCTCCAAGGAGAAGATGCGAAAGCCTGGGTCTCCTGGTGCGCCGACCAATGAAGCCTTCAAGAAGGCCGCCATGACGGCCATGAAGCCTAAAAAGAAGTAAGCCATGGCCACCACCCTGATTGAGCTGGAATCGCTGACGACCAAGTCCCGGTTTGTCACCCCGGTTCAGAAGACCAACAATGGCACGTTCGTGGTGGCTGGGGCTGATTCGCCTTTGATCATGGTGGATGTGAACCACCAGCGCAATCACGATGGGCGGGCCTACTTTGCTTACAAGCTGTACCCGGTGGCAAGCAAGCTAGCCGCTAATGCCAGCATTGACATCGTGATGGCCTCCCCTGCTGGGGTTTTCCCGCATATTTCGGTGGACGCTTTCTGCCAGGGTGATGCTGAGTTCTATTTGTATGAGGGCAGTAGCAGCACGGGCGGCACGGCTTTCACGCCGATCAACCGCAATCGCAATTATGCGATAAGCAACCCCAGTCAAAGCGCCATGGTGATCAATCCGACGATCAACACGCTGGGGACTGAGCTGGATGGCCAGATCGTGCCCGGTGGCGTGGGCAAGAAATCCGGTGGCGGTTCGGCTGGCACCCTGGAATACGTCCTGAAGCCCCTGACAAACTACCACTTCAGGCTCACCAACGTGAACGGCACCTCTCATGCGGCCTCTTTGACGCTGGAGTGGTACGAATGAGCAAGCTAAAGAACCCCGAGGGAGGCCTCACAGAGGCCGGTAGGCGCTATTTCAAACGCAAGGAGGGGGCTAACCTCAAGCCTGGGGTCAAAGGCGCTGCAGATACGCCAGAGAAGATGCGCCGCAAGGGCTCTTTTCTGACCCGGTTCTATACCAACCCTAGTGGCCCCCTGCAAAAACCCAATGGTGAGCCCACTAGGCTGGCTCTAGCAGCCAATGCGTGGGGGGAACCCGTGCCCCGCACTGCAGCATCAGCGGCAAGGCTGGCCGCCAAGGGACGGGCACTACTCAAACGATACGAAGCAAGGAAGAAAAATGGCTAACCGACTGACACCAGAGCAAATTCTTGCCCGTCAGAAGCTGGCGCTTAACCGCAAGGAGGACTTTCGCAGCCTGTACGAGGATGCCTACGAGTTCGCCCTGCCCCAGCGCAACCTGTACACGGGCGACTACGAGAGCAACGTAGGCGGGCGCAAGAAGATGAGCCGGGTCTTTGACTCGACGGCCATCAACAGCACCCAACGCTTTGCCAACCGCCTGCAGTCTGGCATCTTCCCGCCCCAGCGCAAGTGGTGCCGCCTGGAGCCGGGCCCGGAGATCCCGCAGGAGCGCCGCCCCGAGGCCCAGCGTGCCCTAGATCTGTACAACGAGAAGATGTTCGCTGTGCTCAAACAGTCGAACTTTGACATCGCCATGGGCGAGTTCCTGCTGGACTTGTCCGTGGGCACCGCTGTCATGCTTGTGCAGCCCGGTGATGCCGTCAGCCCCATCAACTTCATCCCCGTCCCGCAGTATCTGGTCTCTTTCGAGGAAGGCGCTAACGGCCAAGTAGACAACGTCTACCGCAAGATGCGTCTGAAGGGCGAGGCCATTGCCCAGCAGTGGAAAGATGCCAAGATCCCCGAGGAGCTGCAAAAGCAGATCGACGACAAGCCCACCGCCGAGATTGATCTGGTGGAAGCCACGGTCTACGACTACCAGACGGGCAAGTTTGGCTATTACGTCATCCATGAAAAGAGCAAGTCTGAGCTGGTGTACCGCACCAAGAAGACCAGCCCCTGGGTGATCAGTCGCTACATGAAGGTTGCCGGTGAGATCTACGGCCGTGGCCCTGTGATCACCGCTTTGCCGGACATCAAGACCCTGAACAAGACGCTGGAGCTGCTGCTCAAGAACGCAGCCCTGGCCATCACCGGGGTCTATACGGCTGCTGATGACGGGGTGCTCAACCCCGCCACCGTCAGGATCACCCCCGGAGCCATCATCCCTGTGGCCCGCAATGGCGGCCCCCAGGGCGAGGCCCTGAAGCCCCTGCCCCGCTCGGGTGACTTTGATGTCAGCCAGATCGTGATCAACGATATGCGGGCCAACATCAAGCGCACGCTGCTGGATGAATCCCTGCCCCCGGACAACATGAGCGCCCGATCTGCCACCGAGGTTGTCGAGCGCATGAAGGAGCTGGCCCAGAACCTGGGTAGCGCCTTTGGCCGCCTGATCAACGAGACCATGATCCCCATCGTGAGCAAGATGCTGGAAGTCATGGACGAGGCTGGCCTGATTGACCTGCCCCTGCGAGTGAACGGTCTGGAAGTGAAGGTCTCCCCCGTGTCTCCCCTGGCCATGGCCCAGAACATGGACGAGATCAACAACATCCTGCAATTCATGCAGATCGCCCAGGGCATGGGCCCAGAAGGCCAGATGGCCATCAAGGGTGGCGAGGCCCTGGAGTACATCGCAGACAAGCTGGGCGTGCCTTCTGCGCTGCGTACCAGCCAAGCCGAGCGCAAGCAGATGGCCGAGCAGATGGCCCAGATGGCCGCCATGGCGCAGCAGGCAGCCCCTGCTGAAGGCGCACCGATGGAGATGCAATGAGTGGATGGGATGATTTAGAAGAGGCTACCCCTGCGGAGAAAGAGCCGGGGAGCCTTGACATTGACCTGCTGGTTTCGCGCACGTTCGCCAGCGACGAAGGTCAAAAAGTGTTGGCGTGGATGCGAGAGTTCTATCTCGAGCGTCCATGCTGGCAACCCGGTGCGGACGCATCGCTGGGACAGTACCGAGAGGGCCAGAACAGCGTGATCCGCGACATTGAACTACGCATTAAAAAGGCACGATCTAAATGAGCGAAGCGAATGACAACCCCGGCCTGCTGGCCTCTGCTGAAGTAGAGGAGCCGCAGACAACCGAGGGCCAAGAGCAAAGCGCCATCAGCCACGTTGACACCCCTGAAAAGGAAGACGACTCCCCGCTGGAACGCCCCGACTTTTGGCCTGAGAAGTTCTGGATCAAGGACAAGGCAGAGCCAGATCTGGAGGGCATCAGCAAGTCCTATATGGAGCTGGAAAAGCAGTTCCGCTCGGGCAAGCACAAGCCCCCGGAAGGCGGCAACTACGACCTCGCATCCCTCGGGGAAACCCCCCAGGACGACCCCCTGGCCAAGACTTACGTTTCCTGGGCCCAGAAGTACGGCCTGAGCCAGCAAGCCTTTGATGAGCTGGCAGGCAAGTTCGTAGAGATGGGTGGCCTGCAGCAGCAAGAAGTGCAGCGCAGCATGGAAGCCGAGCTGGCAGAGCTAGGCCCCAACAGCAAAGCCATCATCTCCAACATGGCCACCTGGGGCAAAGGCCTTGTCCAGAAGGGCATCTTCAGCAAGGAGGACTTCAATGAGTTCGCCCGCTGGGGAGACACCGCCAAGGGCATCAAAGCCCTGATGAAGCTGCGCGAGACCTACGAGGGCCGCGTGCCAGTGGACACCATCAAGGGCCAGACCGAGGAATCCATGTCTAAGGAAGACCTGGATGCCATGGTTGCTGACCCCAAGTACAAGACCGACGCTGGCTACCGCCAGAAGGTTGAACGACTGTTCGAAAAGATGTACAGTTAACCCGCCATGGATGAATTAGCCCCCACTTGACTGGGGGCTTTTTTTTTGGCACAGTCCATTCTGTTGTCGTAAGAAGCAACACAGCTAGGCCGCTTGAATCTGTATCTCGCCCACTTCGGTGGGTTCTTACCGAGGTACAGTTTTAAGCGGCTTTTCTGCTTCTACGCAGCCGTCAGGGCGCGTCAGCATATGGGCCTGCATGGGCCGCACCCAAGAAACACCGGGCTGGGATACACCCCCTAGCTAACCCGACAAGCCTGTCAGCGAGGGACTTGGGTAGATGTGCGTACAGCGGTGGGACAAGCGCACATTGGATGAATCGCTGCCTCATGGGTACTCTGGGAAGGACTACAGG